CGAGCTGGTAACCAAAACCGACCTACAAGCCGTAACCCACGTTGCAACCGCAGCCCCAACGCGCACCGTTACCCTCCAATGTCCGCACGGCGAGCTGCTCAGCGTGGCAGTAAAACCAGGCACCGACACCGCGCATATAAACTGCACCAGCCTGCGTAAAAGCCTGAAAGAGTGCCCGCAGTGAAGCCCCCAACCACCGTTACCGCCAACGTGCCATGCCCACAATGCGACGGCACTGTGCCTGTGCAGGTGGAGCTGCAACTGAGCCCGGCGCCGTGCGCTAAGGCCAACACCCTGGTGCTACGCGTCAAAGCTGGCGCGGTAGACGTAGCGGCAGCGGTCAAGGCCCACAACCATGAGTACCGCGACCCCTTCACATACACCCGTTTGGACGGCAAATGAGCACCGAAAACGAGCAGCAACCAGCAGAAACCGAATCTGACGCTTCGCCAGCGGCGGCCCCATGGATGCCCTACCACAATCGCGCCATACGACGTAAAAACGGCTTCACCCGCTCCAAAGGCATAGGCAAACACCTACGCAAACGAGGAGCCAAATAATGCCCCTCATCCACCTCGTCATAGACGGCAAAACCGTCCTCAACCAGCACGTAAGCCCAACCCAAACCGCGCCGCCAGCAGACATCGTCAAATACCTCACGCCAGGCGCCCAACAACAACCAGGCGTCCTAGAGCTCCTCGGCATCTTCGGCCGAGCCGTAAAAGCTAACCACCCCCTAAAAGCCGCCCTCACCACCACAGACAGCGGGTACACCATAGACGTAACCCTTAACACTCCCCCAGGCGCCGCCTACCTACGAGAGGACGCTTAATGGCCCACCGAGCAAAACACCGCAACATCGCGCTACTGCGCCGAGCCCTCACCGGCCGCCGCACCAAACACGACGTCCACACCGAGGAGGGCCAGCAGCGCATGCTCGCAGCCCTCACCCACATAGCCCGCGAGAGGATGCAAAAACCGTGATCGTCCTCGTGCTCGTAAACGCCCAAACCGGCGAACTAAACATCCTCGCCGAAGGCGACGGCACCACCCCCGCCAACGTCACCAAAGCACTCGTCGGCGCAGCACAAATAGCCCGCAAACAAGAGCAAGCCGCAGCACAACAACAACGCATCATCCCCGCAGCGCCACCAACGCCTAACATCAGGGACATACTCAACAACGGAGGTCCGCAATGATCGTAGTCGGCATCATCCTGCTGCTCCTGTATTACCTGCTGCCCGGCCAACCCCCCGAGCTCCTCACCGCAGAGCACGTCATCGGCTGGATCCTCGTCATCGTGGGCGCCATCCTCTGGCTCCTCGGCGCCGCAGGCCACCGCGTAGGCCCAGGCGTCTACCGCGGCCACTACTGGTGAGCTGAGCATGGAACCACTGGAATGGCTCGCCCTGGCCGGCGCCGTAGCCATAGGAACCTGGATAGCCAATAACACCAGCGTGCGCCGCACCAAGCGCCCACCAGCCAAAAAGCCAACCCAACGCAAGCCGCACCAACGGTGAGCCCACCATGTGCACATGGTTCCCGCTCACCTGCGCACTCAGAGACAACCACGCAGGCGAGTGCATGCGCCCGCAACAGCTCGACGCAGCAATAGCCAACCTCACCAGCCGCCTAGACGACGAGCTCGAAAGGGCCCTCCAGCAAAAATGAGCGCTTCGCTACCGCACCGAGCAGTAGAGGTAGCCGGGGTGTCGCTAGACAGAGCAGGTGAGCTGCGCATCCTCCAACCACCCCCAGGCGTGCCATGGTGCCCATACTGCTCCAACCCGCCACGCACCATGGTCCACCACGACGGCGACAAATGCCCCCACGAACCACGACAACACCACCCACTAGGCATCTGGTTCTGCCTCGGCTGCGGCTACCAATACGGGCCCGACAAGCCAACCGACGTAGGCCACCCCTGCCTAGCCACACCAGCCATAAACGCACCACTCAGGCCAGCACCATGACGCTGCCCATAAACGCCACCCCAGCACAGATACGCGCCTGGCGTAGCAGCCGCGCATGGCGCGCACTCAGCACCCAAGTAGTCCAAGAAGAGCCAGTGTGCTGGCTACGCCTACCCGGCATCTGCACAGTGCGCTCCACCACCACCGACCACGTAATACCCGTAGCCACCCGCCCAGACCTAGCCATGCTGCGCCGCAACTGCCACGGCGCATGCAAACCATGCAACGACTGGCGCCGCGACCTACCCATCACAGAGGTAAGAGCCCTCGCAGCAGCCGCACAACAACAAGGCCGCACACTAGGACCACAACCACACACCACAACCACCGCACGCCGGCGCATGGCACGACAACGCAAAAGCCTTGCCGCACAACACTTTTTCACAACACACACCACACCAAGGCCCACCACATGAGCACACCAACCACACTGTGCCACAACACAACTCAGCACCACACCACCACCCCCCCCACCCACCACACACCATCGCACGAAAGCCAATCGCACACTGCCACAACACATCTCGGCCGCACACCAGCACACACCACGCAAAAAAGTAGAAAGATTGCCGCACCACACCGCCAGCAAACAGCTGTAGCACCACCGCACCACCATGGTTGCACCATAGCCGCAGGTGAGAGCCCTGCGCCACGCACCACCACCCCATGGGCACCACTCCCAGCAAACACAGCACCACTCCCGTTTTTTTGGATGGCCACCGGCGCCCGGAACGCTCGCGGCTGTTTTATATACCGTGGTAAAAAATCGGGGGTAAAACCGCAGCTCAGAGGGTGTTTTTGGCCCGCGCGAGATGTGTTGCGGCACAACGTGTTTAATAGCGCGCGGGCTGCATTGTCGCAGCTCAGAGGGTGTTTTTGGACGTGTTTGCTGAGTCGTGTTGTAAATCAACGCATTTGGCGTCTGCAACGCGCTCCAATCACGTTGGTATATAGGCCTTTTGGGGCGCGCCATGCCTGAGCGTAAATTGCGTGCGGTGGAGGGCGGGAGGGCCACGCCTCGTTCGGGCAAGAAGGAGCCCGCGCCGGCAAAGCAGCAGGCCACGCCTAAGAAACGGGGGCGCCCGGTGTCGCGGCTCACCAGCGCGCTGCGCGAGGGCAGCACCGAGCGCGACATGCTGGTGGTGTTGCGTGCCAAGCTGGCGGCGCAAATTGACAACGGTCCGGCGCACACGTTTGACCGCTGCGTTAGGCAGTTCATGCAGGTTGACGCGAAGGTCCGTGCTATTGATGCGCGGGAGGCCGAGGGGGATGACAGTGAGGATGAGGATGAGGATGGGCTCGACGAAGGCGCGTGGGACCCGAGCCAGCTTTAGGTTGGCGCTGGCGGCGCTGCTGGTTGTGCTGGCTGGTTGTGGCGGCGGTGGCGGTAAGCCTGCGGCGGTAACCACCACCACTACGTCGCCGGTGGCGGCGAGCTCCTCGGCTGCTCCTGCTGGTGGGCCGGTTACTTACACCGTGGAGCCGTATGACTATGACGGCGCGGGCATGACCATGACGGTTACGCAGGACCAGTTCGGTGGGCGCATGTGCCCGTGCGCGAAAATCCCGTACCCGGCGGATGGGGTGCACAACCAGCAGGGCGCTGACGCTATTAGCGCGTGGGCCCCTCACATGCGGGCGGGCGACACCTTGATGGGCTTCAGCTTGGGCGTGCAGGTTATAAGCCTCTACCTGAGCGAGATGCACCTGCCGGGCTACAACGCGCTGCCCGCGGGCGTGCATGTGCTGCTCGCCGGCGACACCTGGAATCGTAATAACGTGCTTCTCAACACCGCTCCGGACGCGGCGCACCAGGGCGCTACGGGGCAGGGCATCCCTACTGACATTGCCAACGACGTAACCATGGTGGTTAACGAGTACGACGGTTGGTCTGACGGGCCGGACAAAACGGGCGACCCCACGTATGCGGCGGCGCTGGCCAACGCCACCGACGGCATGAACCGGCTGCACTATTACGCCAACGCTGACCCAAATAACCCGGCCAACGTGGTGCAGCAGTACGGCAACATCCGCACGGTGCTGGTGCCCACGCAGCACCTACCGCAGAATGACGTGCTGCGGTACGGCTGGAACGATGCCCAGGTGGACGCCATTGATGCCCAGCAGCGGCCGCAGATCGACCCGGCCTACACCCGCACCCCGAGCACTGCGGAGCAGCGGGCCGCGGCGGGGGCTGAGCAGGTGCCGCAGCCTAACCCGGCGTGGCCGCAAAACCCCGAGCCGGTTGTCAACCTCGGCGGCTGAGCAACCACCTATCCTGGCGGCAACGGAGGAGGCAAAAATGGCTGAGTGGCAGCAGGATTTTCAAGCAGACAGCACGAGCCCGGCGGCCGATCCCGGCAATGAGGCCTCGGCCGCCGCGGTGGAGGCCATGGGCCTGGATGCGCGCCCCGCGGAGGGCTGGCCCAACTACAGCACCCAGAGCACGCAGCCCGAGGGCGCGGTAACAGCACCCCGCCCGCCAGGGCTGGACGTTGACCCCGCACCGGCGAGTGGCGTTGCCAGCGGCGGCAGCCCCTTAGACGCATAGATGGCTGAACTCGCGGAGGAGGACGGCACCTTCGCGTTGGCCGCTCGGCTGGCTGCTCGGGCGCTGGCCAAAACGCGCAAGCTGCCGCACTCCGAGCACCGCGCAAACGCCATTGACGCGCTGGTGGCCGCGGTGCGGCATTTGCGGCTGGCGCGCGAGGAGTGGCTACGTGGGCAGGTTTAAGCGCTGGCTGCGCTCGCTCGGCGAACCACCGCCGTGCCGCCACCCCGAGCCGTGCCGCGAGTGGATATACAACGGCTCCTACTGGGTTAAGCACTGCGCGCTGTGCGGCCGCCCGTTCGTCGTGCAGGAGGAGCCGCCGTGCTAGAGCTGCCGGATACGGCGTGCGGCTGCCCGTGGCGCACGCGGCCGGTGTACCTCCACACCGGCTCTCAGTACGCCGACCACTCGGAGATTATCGGCGTGGAGCACGAGCAGGGCTGCAAGCATGGGAGCCCGCCATGCGGGTAGCTCAGATCCAGAAGCCGTCGCATCGGCCGCTACGCGACGTGGCTAAGCACCTCATCGTGCCCGATGGCACGACCGGCACGCTGTGGACGCAAACCAGTAAGACGGTTAACAAGAAGCTGGGCGTGCGCTTCGATCGCTGGCAGCACGGCTCGGCGGCGCTGGCCCTCTCCACGCGCGCAGATGGGCGGCTGGCGTGCGAGGTGGACGGCACGGGCTGGAGCGCGCCGCGGCAGGTGGGTAAAACCTTCACGTGGCTCTCCACCCTGTTTGGCCTCGGTGTTGATCGGCCGGGCAGCCTGTTCCTGTGGACGGCGCAGCACTCGCGCACCCATGAGGAGACCTTCGAGTACATGCAGGGCTATTGCCGCCGGCCGCAGGTAGGCCCGTTCGTTAAGCGCGTGCTCACCGGATCGGGAGATGAGGCGGTGGAGTTTATAAACGGCTCCCGCATCCTCTTCGGCGCGCGAGAGCGGGGCTTCGGCCGAGGCATCCCCAACGTGGACGGCGAGGTGTTCGACGAGGCGCAAATACTGAGCCACAAGGCGCTAGAGGACATGCTGGCGGCCATGAACCGCTCGCCGCTGGGCCTGCATATTTACCTGGGAACGCCGCCCAAGCCGGGCGACCGCTGCGACGACTTTGCGGAGATGCGCGACGAGGCGCTGGCCTACGAGCGCGGCCAGGCGCCCGAGGGCTACGTCAGCAACATGACGTGGATCGAGTTTGGCGCTGATGAGGGCGCGCCCACCGCGCCCGAGGATCCCGAGTTTTGGCCGCAAATAGCCAAGGCCAACCCCTCCTACCCTGAGCACACCAGCCAGGGCGCCATCCTGCGGCTGCGTAAAAAGCTGGGCCCCGAAGGTTTTAGCCGCGAGGGTCAGGGCATATGGGGCAAGGACGCCAAAACGAGGTTCGACCTGGTGGGCTGGGTGTCGCTGGAGGACGCCAAGCTGGCGCCCCCCAAGCGCGTGGCGCTGGTGGTGGCTGTGGCCGAGCACGCTCGCAGCGCAGCCATAGGCGTGGCGGGGGAGGGTGAGCGCGGGCAGGTGGTGGTGCTCGTGCACTGCCAGGAGGGTGTCAACTGGGTGCCGGATAAGCTGGCGCAGCTCACCGCCGAGCGCCACATTGTCGAGGTAACGCTGGCGCCGGGGGAGGCCCGCGGACTAGAGGGCGAGCTCACCCGCCGCCACATTGACGTGGACAAAAAGCTGGCCAGCAACGACGTGGCCGCCTCCTGCACCGCCTTCCTTAGCGGGGTGGACAAAGCGGCGGCCGAGGCCGCGGCGGCCGAGCGGCCCAGCCTCGCCCACAACGGGCAAACCGAGCTCGACGGCGCGGTGGCTCGGGCCAAAACGCGCCGCGTGGGCGCCGCTGAGACGTGGGAGGACGGCACGGCGCCTGCTCTTGTGGCGGCTGCGGCAGCATTTCACCGCTGGAAGTTGCAAGATGCACCTATGCCGGCTGTTTACTGAGGGGCGAGTTTACGCTTATGGGATGGTTGAGGTGCACATGCGGCGACGTGGTGGGCTTCCGTATGGCATGCGGCAGCGTGGCAGTTAAGGTGCGTGCGCGCCGCTGCCGCCTCGGGCGGCGCCGCGTTGGCCAGCTCTCGCTCGCTGAGCGCCTCCTGCACCAGGAGGTTGAGGTCTAGTGGCCTTTTGGGACAAGGTGCGGCGCGGCCTGGCACCCAACTTCAGCGACGAGGTGCCTAACGCCAACCCGCCCAGTGATGTGGGGGCGCCCGGCTCGGGCTACAACCCCGGGCCGCCGTCCATGGTGCACTTCGAGGGCGAGCAGCGCGCGAGCGAGCCGCTGCCGTGGCTACAGCCCAGCCCGTGGAGCGGCTACCCAGCCGAGTGGAGCACACCGGATTGGACCAGCCAGATCGGCATGCACAAGCTGGTGGACGCCGCGTGGGCCGCTATTGACCTAAATGCGAGCGTTTTGGGCTCATTCCCCGTCTACCACCTGCGCAATGGGCAGATTTTGCCGCCGCCGCAGTACCTCATTAACCCCGACCCCATCATTTACAACTCGTGGGAGGAGTTCGCCAAGCAACTGTTTTGGGACTACCAGCTTGGTGAGGCCTTCGTGCTGCCCATGGCCACCGACGGCCGCTACCCCTCCCGCTTCCGTGTGGTGCCCCCGTGGCTCATGAATGTGGAGCTGGCCAACGGCGGCCGCATCTACCGGCTGGGCAATATGGACGTAACCGGCGACATCCTGCACATACGCAACATAAGCAACACCGCCGACGCCCGTGGGCACGGGCCGCTGGAGAGCGCCGGGGCCCGCATGGTCACCGCCAGCCTGCTGGAGCGCTACGCCCGCAAAATAGCTGAGACGGGCGGCACCCCCATGTACTGGATGGAGGTGGACCGCACCCTGGATGCCGCCGAGGCCGACGACCTGCTCGACCGTTGGGTAGAGTCAAGGCGGCGGCGCGCTGGCGAGCCAGCACTTGTTACTGGTAAAGCCACCTTGCACCAGGCCACGGCCATGAGCGCTCGGGATTTAACACTCCTCGAATTGTCGCAATACAGCGAGGCGCGGGTCGCGGTGCTGTGCGGCGTGCCGCCCTTTTTACTGGGCCTACCCATGGCGCAAGGCGAAAGCCTCACCTACGCCAACGTGGAGCAGCTTTTCGAGCACCACGAGCGCGCCAGCCTGCGCCCCAAAAGCACGTTCGTGATGAAGGCGCTGAGCGAGTGGCTACTGCCCACCGGCCGCAGCGTCGAGCAAAACCGCAGCTCCTATAGCCAGCCGGGCATGCTGGAGCGCGCACAGGCCTACAGCTTCTACTACAACATGGTGGACCCCGCCACGGGCGAGCGGGCACTCAGCATCGAGGAGATACGGGCCATGGAGCGCTTCGAGGGCACCACCGGCACCACCGCCGGCGAGGCCGCCGGTGCCCTCACCGGGGCAGAAATAGCAGGAAACGGCAGCGGCACGCCAACCCGAGAGGCGAGCATCCCGCTATCCGGCACCACTGGAGAGGTTAGTTAGCCATGACGGCACACATCGAGAACCTGCACTTCCACATTGAGGAGCGCGCCCAGGCAGTGAGTAACCGGCCCTGGTCGGATTTCCCCGAGAGCGCCTACAGCCCCGAGCAGTGGCGCGCCGCCTGCCTCATTGACACCGGCAACGGGGCGCCCGATTCCAAGGACCGCTATGCGCTGCCCGTTAAGGAACCAGACGGCACGCTCAACGTAAACGGGGTGCACGCCGCGGCCGGGCGCCTAAGCCAGGTAGGCACGAGCCCCGAGAAGAAGGCGGCCGCCGCCCGCGCGCTGGTGCGCCTCTACGGCCAAATTAAGGGCGACCCCCCAGACGACATCAAAAAGCTGGCCGGGCTGCAAACCAACGCCGCGCAGGCCCTCGCCAGCGCCAGCACCGCCAAGCCCGAGCAGCGCAACGCCCACGGCGTAATTGTCGAGGAGCGCTCGGCGGCCATAGCCGACATGAGCTTCTCCGAGCGCGTAATCAAGGTCATCGCCGTGCCGTATGAGCAGCCCACCGTGGTGCCCTACCGCGGCGACGTGTGGCAGGAGGTGTTCGAGCGCTCAGCCTTCCAAGGCTTTGACCCGCTCAACCCGCGCCAGCGCGTGGTGCCGGTGGGCGCGGTGCTGCGCGCACCCGCGTATGACCACGACGGCGGCCAACTGGTGGGCAAGGTTGGTGCCACCTACCCAGACCGCTCCGACGGGCTGGTGCTCGACCTCAACATCGCACGCACCGCCGCGGGCGACGACACGCTGGAGCTAGCCAATAACGGCATGCTCTACCCGAGCGTGGGCTTTGGGGTGCGCGTGCCCTCCAGCGACCAGCAGCTCGACCGCCGCAACAAAATGCGGCGCGTCAAAAAGGCGTTCCTCGACCACGTAAGCATGGTGCCCACCCCCGCCTACCAAGGCGCCGAGGTGCTGCAAGTGCGCGCCGACGGCACTATGGCCAACGGCGGCGAGGTGCCACCCCTACCGGCCACCCCGGCGCTCGACGAGATCCTCTCGGACCCGGTGTTTAGTTGGGCAACCGAGCGGCTCGGGCGGTAGTTGTAATACACTCGGCCACAGAATCCTGGCAGGGGATTCGGCGCGCTGGCTGATAGGGCCAGCCAACACCACTGGCCGGTAGGGCCACGCCACGCAGTGCCCGGTAGGGGCGAGCGTCGCTAGCCGAGACGGCTGACCCCGTTAGTTACCCCGTTGCCCCATAGGAGTCTGGCCATGCCTGCTGGCAGTAACGCCACCGCAAACGACGAGATGATCCGTCGCCTCGAAACGCAGTTAAGCGAGAAGACAAACTTCGCTAACGAGATCATCGCCCGCGCGCAAAACGCCGACCGCGACCTCACCGAGGAGGAAAAAGGCCTCCTCGTGGAGACCCGCGGCCGCATGGAGATCATCAAGGACCAGCTCGGCACGATCGAGGACGTCTCCCGCGTCAGCTACGAGACGCACACCCGCGCTCAGCAAGTGGGAGACGCCATCGAAACCTTCCGAGGCGGCAGCCCCGGCAAGGTGGAGTACCGCTCGGCTGGCCAGTACGCCATCGACATGTACATGTCGAGCATTGGCAACCGGGAGGCGTCAGCCCGCCTAGAGCACTACCAGCGCGCCGCCGCGCATGAGCGCACGAGCGACAACACTGGTGTGATCCCGGATCCGATCATCGGGCCGGTCATCAACTTCATCGATGCCGCCCGCCCGCTGGTCAACCTGCTCGGCGCCCGCCCAATGCCGTATGCCACCTGGCACCGGCCGCTGGTTACCCAGCACACCTCTGTGGCCGCTCAGGGCGCCGCCGGCCTGCCCGCGGATGAGAAGACCGAGCTGGTTAGCCAGAAGATGACCATTACTCGCCTCACCGGCGAGGCCGTTACCTACGGTGGCTACGTCAACGTCTCGCGGCAGAGCATTGACTTTAGCCAGCCCGAGGTGATGGACATCATCATCAACGACCTGGCAGCCCAGTACGCAATTGAGACGGAGGCCGCTACCGGCGCCGCTCTCGCGGCGGTGGCCACCACAGCCATTGGCTACGGCGCCACCCCCACGGGCGACACCGTGGCGGCGGCGGTGTGGAAGGCGGCCGCTCAGGTGTACACCGCGGTGCGCGGGCAGGGTCGCCTGTTCATTGTTTGCGCTCCAGACGTGCTGCCGGTCTTTGGGCCGCTGTTTGCGCCCTACGGACCCCTGAACCAGCAAGGCCAGGGCTTCCGGGCAGGCAATTTCGCGCAGGGCGTTATGGGCCAGATCAGCGGCGTGGACACCATTATGTCCGCGGGCCTGGCCGCGGGCGAGGCCTTCCTGGGCTCGACCGCAGCCATCGAGGCCTACGAGCAGCGCGTGGGCACCTTGCAGGTTGTGGAGCCCTCCGTCCTCGGTGTGCAGGTGGCGTACGCGGGCTACTACGCGCCGCTGACCATCAACGCCGCGGGCATTGTGCCGCTGACGAGCACGTAAGCCGCCAGCAACCAGCACCTAGGAGGGTATGAGTTTATGTTCAAACGCGAAGACGGCCGGGTAACCGGCAGCCTGGTGGTAGACGACGTAGCCAAGAAGGACAAGGTCCCGCCGTGGGTTGGCGGCGTGGTGGTTGAGGAGCCCGCGCAGGGCGGCCAGCTTGCCGCGCAAATTGCCGAGGAGCGCGAGGCGCAGCGCGAGGGCGACATCCCCGTGCCCGCCCCGTCGCCCGAGCCGTTCGAGCGGGAGGGCGAGAAGTCTGCGCCCTCCAAGAGCTCAGGCGCGGCCTCGGTTAAAACCTCCGACACCACCGGGGTAGCCAAGGGCGCCTCGGCCTCGAAGGGCAGGTAACCCATGGCCACAACCAGCGACCTTCAGGACTTCCTGGGCCGCTTCCTGGTTAACAGCAACCCCGGCACGAGCGCGGCGACTGATTTCCTCGGCCGCAA